AAATTCAATTAGCTTATAATAAGGGTCTTTCTGACGCAGAAGACCGAATCATTGACAACCTGATCAATCTTTTGAATGATCCCAATCATGACGTTCCGTTTCCCAATCCTAAGTTGGAAATCGTAAGACATATTATTAAGGATCGTTCAGATTATTATCATAATCTGGGAAAGAGAAATAATAATATGGGAGGATCATTTAGGAAAAAAATAGCTAAACAAAAAGAAACACTTGAAAACGCAAAATAAAATAGTAAAGTATACACATATGACAGACAAACACATCGTAATTATTGACAACATTGGACGCAACATCATCGGCAAGCTGGTGGGAGAAACCGATACCACCCTGACAATCCACAATCCCGTCATCGTATTTGTCCAGCCGGAACAAAGCGGACAGATTCAAGTTCAGAGCTTTCCCGTATTCTTCTTTGAGTTCATCAACAAAGAATTCCGTGGACAAAACAATTGGACTTATAACAAAGCTAATATCACGACAAGTGATGTCGTTCTAGACGAAAGGATTCTTGTTCAATATGAAAAGATCAATACTCCTACAGTGGAACCACAAGCAGTTCCTTCAAGTTCGCCTAAAATTATTTCCATCGATTCCCTGTAATTGTGAGTAAAGATATTGATAAAGAATTATTCGCTTCTTTGAAAGCGTTAGATGATGTTGTGCCGTATTCAGCATTCCTAAGCGAATCCACTCTTTCATCCGTGGATGATTGGATTGATACGGGAAGTATGGTGTTGAATGCGCTGATTTCAGGTTCTCTGTATGGAGGTATTCCAAATGGAAGAATTACACAATTTGCGGGACCATCAGGTGCCTTCAAAACAGGTGTTGTTTTGAACATTATGGCAAATGCACAAAAGAAAGGGCTGATTCCCGTTATCTTTGATACGGAGGGTGCCATCGATCCTGAGTCTGCGGCCAAATTTGGTTTGGATATTACTAAGGTGAAGTATGTGGGATGTGAATCGGTTGAACAAACCAGAAACGCCATTCACAAGTTCCTTACTAATGTAAGAGAGAAGAAGCAATTTGGTAAATTTATTATCGTTATCGATTCTCTTGCCAACTTGAACTCTGAGATGGAATTATCAAGAATGGATAAGGATTCCATGTCAGCAGACATGGGAACATTTGCCAAATCCATCAAGAGCCTTCTCAAGCGTTGCACGAACATGTCAACTCTTACCAAGACTCCGATTGTCATCACCAATCATGTGTATGATGATCCAAGTGCTATGTATCCTTCTCTGGAGAAGAACATGCCGGGAGGTAAAGCTGCTGTGTATCTTCCATCCGTGACAGTTCAGCTTGCACGAAAGCTTGTCAAGGATTCGGAGAATAAGCAAGTTAGTGATAAGTTATCTGCTTCACAGAAAAATTATTCAGGTGTTGTGATTCGTGCCTTAACAGTCAAGAATCGCTTCATCAAGCAATATCTGGAGGGAGAATTTTATCTCTCATTCAGTAAGGGTATTGACAAGTATTTTGGACTTCTGGAAATCATGAAGGGTATGGGAGTTGTTAGTAATTCTGGCTCATCCTATACCGATTGGGAAGGAAATAAGCTTGGTTACTATAAATCATTCTCCAAGAACATTGATCTATGGGAAACCAAATTGCTTCCCGAACTTGAGAAGCGCATCAAAATCCATTGGGCATATGGTTCTTCTCCAGATGAAGATGATCTAGTGTCATTGGAAGAGGATGATGAGGGATGTGATGAATAAAGCGATTCTTAATCAAACCACTGGGTTTTACCCAGTGGTTTGATTATAATTATTTCATGACTACCAATCACTATTAAGATTATCTTTCGGGTAAGGCATAATTTTATGTTTCAATTCACCCATTATCTTTTTACGGTCTTTTTTATGTAGAATGTAAACATATCTATGTTTTTTCTTTATTTTGACCCGCTCATAGTTGGGGTCAATTTTAAGTAGTTCTTCACGTTTAATCGTTTTATATACAACACACACACTTCTTTGATTTGTGAGTTTTCCATTTATTTTGTGTAAATATCCTGTTCCAATCGCAATGTTATTACCTTGATATAACCAATTCGTTGCTTGGTAAATAATTCCTAAATGATTCGCCATCGGGTCGGAATAGCTGACCAAAACTTTAATATTAGTATTTTTTCTCAACCAATCAAAAGTTTTACCTATGAAATAGCTTTCACTATTTTTAGGGGCTTCATCTACAAGCCACAATCTTTTCAATTCTAAAACATCTTTATTTTCTAAATTAGGTGTAATAGATTTAACAGTTTGTCTCCCCACGGGAAAACCATACACGGCAACACCAATTAAATTCTCTCCATCAAATAACCCTAACGAATACCTAGAAGGAGTCCAACTGTGGGAATAATGGTTTTCTTTTATTAGCTTTTTTGCCAAGTTTGTATCTATTAAATCTATCGTGTAATCCATGATTCAATTTATCACTGATTCAGCCACAACCAATGAGCATGATTTATAGGCTTTTTGAATCCACGATCTCTATACTCTCCGATGTTGTTGAGATGTCTGTCTTTATTGACCTGTTCGGTCATGTAACCCATGACACCTTCTTCATCTTCGGGATTATCTTTGCTGAGTTTGTTTAGATATTTGGATATAGCATCAATTTTTTCATAATCTGGATTATCAACATCCATCATTTCTCTTAATTTTTCTTCAATTTCTGAAGCCGATAATCCGCCCACTTCATCTGTAATATCAATCTTCGGTTTCTTTACACCCTTTTCCTTTAATTTTTTATCATCCTCCAATTTCTTACCTTGTTTTTCATATTCCCCTTGTCGGATCATTCTTCGGTCTTCTCTGGATTGAGCCTCATCCGCTTTTTCGTCATCTCTTGAAGATTTAGACACTATGGATTGTTGGAGCGATGATAATATATTTCGCCATTTAGCCAGTAATTGACTTTCTTCACTCGTTATAATGTTTTCTTCTTCTAAATCATCTAGAACATCATCAGTTAGCGTATCATAAACAGATTTATATCTCTCTTGTTTTAAGAGTTCTGCTTCATTATCTTGATATGATGCCGTTTGGAAATTTCTTTTGTAATATTTTAAAATTACACCGCTTGCGTTACCCATCAATTTGAGTATTAGTTTTTCAATCTTTTCATTACTAATATCTTGATTTGAATTGATACTAGAATCAACATTTTTTAACATTTTTTGAAATATTGATATATCAGTATCTAACAATAAACTTCTTTCATATTTAATATTTTCCAGAGTGTCTGCATTAACACCTCTTTCTTCCTCGCTTAATTTGGGGTCTTTTTTCCCTCTAAGAGCTTGAACCAACTTACTCTTATATTTCATCAATTCTTCCAATGTTTTTTTGAAAATAATCAGGGGAGTATCCACAGTTTGTTGTTCTGGACTTATTGAATCCGGTTGATTGAAATTTTTATCGGCACTATAGATAGATAAAGATATACCTTTTGGTAATTTTTTAGATTTTCTGAGTTTTTGAATTATTGATTTGGCTTTGTTTTGAATAATATAAGCCTCTTCCATGCTCATACCAAACATTTTTTCTTTTCGTGTTGTCATCCCATACGCAAAATTGGAACTACTACTTTTTGTGGTTCCGAAGTTATCATCACCATATTTATTAATATTCTTTTGATCTAATAATTTTTTTGCAAATTGTGGGGACAATGCCTCGTCCTTATATGCTTTCACCATCAATCTCAACATAAATTCTTGCTGTAGTGGTGCATTATCCGCATTTTTTGGCATACCGTTTTCATCTTTTGGTGCAAAATTGGCATATTCTGGCGTATATGTTCTTGTTTTTCTAGTTCCTATTCTTTCTTCAGGTGAAAGTTCTCTGATTGCTAAATTTTTAACGCTTTTCGAAAAACCAGCATTTTTATTAATTCCGATATTTTCAAGTTGTTTCGTAGATAAAAATTCGAAAAAAGATTTAGTCACATATTCCAACCTTCTATGTGTGAGAGTTTGACCAGATGGTGCTTTTGGGTGTTTTGCCATTTCAACTTGAACAGTCTTATATAAATTTTCAAAATCTGAAAAATTGGTTCTCCAAAATTCACTAACATTAGCCATTTCGTTCAATACCTGAACTTTTTCAACCAAATAATCAAAGCCATAATCTCTCATATGTATATTTAGTCATAATAATTAAATAATGTTATGATTTCATTCTCACGATATTTTATAATTAAAGAAGCTTTTGACACTGTCACCGAATTCATGTTAAATCCTGAAAATTCAGATAAGGACTATGATGAACTTATTGCAGAATTTGAGGCATCAGGGGGGGAGGTCATCGGTTCTGGTTCTTTTGGTATCGTGTATTCTCATCCTAAGTGGCCGTATGTTTTAAAGGTTTTCTCTTGGGACGATCCTTACCTGAAATTCGCTAGATATGCTCACGATAATCCCCACCCATCCTTTCCCAAATTCTTCGGCAAACCACAAAGAGTAGTCCCGCAATTCACACGATACAAGGACGAAGCAAAACAATATTTAGCAAGAATTGAAAGACTCAAACCAACACCTGTTAATGTGTTGGGGTTAATAGATAATAATTTGATGCTATATTTCCATTTGAAAGAAAATCCAAAATTAATACAAGATAGAACGCAATTCATGAAGCTATCTTCCAAAGTCAAATCTTTACCAAAAGCTGTTTATAATCTGCTGGAAGGATGGTATCTGCTCCGTAGGGATTTACCTGATTTAAATCCTGATTTACATGGAGATAATGTGATGATGCGAGATGATGGTCAATATGTTTGGGTTGATCCGGTCTGGACAGGGGATGAGAATAGTGATAATCCTTTAACTGCCGCCATGACATCCAAGGATTACGAACCTAGTAACATGCTTAGAGGTGGGAGAACAAAGTTGACTTCCCGATAAGACATGTTAAGGTAATTCATGGAAAATCCTAACGTCTCCTCCAATATCGCCATTTTCACGGCAACCAAAGGCAATAATTGGCACTTTCCCTTAGCCCAAACAGCGTTGAAATTGAATCTGGATGAATTCATTCACCCAAAATTCAACAATCGCCAAGGACTTGCCAAGGTTTACAACGAATGTCTAGACATAGCCATCAAAGAGAAATTTGAATACGTCATGTTTATCCACGATGACGTTCATCTGGAACACGATCCTCGACCAAAGCTGGAGAAACTATTTCAGGAATTTGATATCGTTGGTGTGGCAGGATGTTCCAAGGCTGAAATCAAATCTCCCGCGCTATGGCATTTGATGGGTGGTGGGTGGGAAGGTGGTATGGAAGGACTGGATAAATCAGGAACTTCAAATGTTGCGGCAAAAATGAAACGAACCAAGGAAGATATCTACGAAAGACCTCTTGAAGATATTTACCGAATCCAAGCTCAAGCAGCACCTTTGGTAAAACTCATCAATCGTTTGATGAGAAAAAAACGGAGTAAAAAAGGAGAAGTATGGGCGATTGATGATGAAAAGGCTACTCCCGAAGTTCATTTGGCTAAGGAGCTTGCTGAAGAATTATCATATATTCTCCCGTTTACAAATAAAGAATTTCAAGATTCATCGAGCGATACTGAAAATAGAGGTGGTTCCCTTTTCGCCAAACGGGAAATGAGCAATGAAAAATCCACCAATCCTAGAAAATATTTCGGTAAGAAATTCACACAACCAGAGATAGATCAATTGATTAAATTTCTTGAAAGTAGGGAGGAAAGCGGACTTGGTATTACCGAAGCTCAATGGACAAACTTGATAAGCAAAATGAAAACATCAAACCCTCTTATTTCTGAGTTGGGAGAATATCTATTGGGTGTCACCCAACGCGAAAAAGAGCAAAACATTGATGAAAGTGGAGAGTTTGAAGGATATGATAAGGAATCCTTAGCTCAAGTTTTGGATACTCCAGAAAAAGAAGATATCTTTCGCTCACACTATGAATTAAAACAAGCTGAAGCTGATAGACAATCGGAAATTGAAGAAAAAAGATTCACTGCTGGTCTGAAAAAATATGAAAGATACCAGCAATCAGCTTCGGGTTCAGGAATTGAAGCTCAAATTGAAAAATTGATGCTTAAAGCAGAAGAATCAGATAATCCATCTGAAATAAAACAAATAAAGAGAAAAATTGAAGCTCTTCTGAAGAAGAGAGACGAGCCGGAAGATGAAAAAGGTGTTATGGGTTACATGACTGAACAAGTCAATAAGGACAAGCACCTAAACAACATTGGGGAATACAAGGATCGTGGATTCAAAAAACCAGTGAACTATAATCACTGGATGATGTTGAATTCTTAAACCTCGTTACCCCACGCATCCCACCCATCAAATTTATCTCTGGCGAATAGTTCAATCTTGTTTAGATCATCTTTGACCATTCCCTCAATCCTTCGTCTCACTTCATCGGGTTTCTTGGAATGGTGTTCTCTTTTGGAGCTTAAAAATGATCTGATTTTACGACTCTTTATTAATTTGCGGGGGGTTCCTCTGGTTGCCAATAAACACAGTTCGATACCGCTTTTCATGGTGTATTGCCCACCTTTCATGGTCACTGGATTGTCCTTACTATCCAATTTTTGCCACGCGAATCCCACGGTTCTATAAATGAACCCCCAATCCTCAATCACCCTCATACATTTTTCCATATGATAATCGCTTGTCCATATCAATAATATGGCAGTGTCATCTGCGATATCCTTTACTGGTATCTTCCTAATATCTTTGGATGATAGGACTGGATACGGGGGATTTATGTGAACATTATGCCCACATTTATCTGGAGATGTTGATGAGTCATTGTAATACGACCACGGAGGATCGGCATAAATGACTTGGTATTTCTTACCAGTATTGATAAGATCCTCAATCATTCGTCAGAATCATCATCCTCTTCCAATGCAATGAGATCATCCTCATCGGGAGAAGAACCATATGCCCAATGGATTTTGATGCGCTTCTCAAGTTCAGGAAGCAATTTATTTTCCCAGAGATCAATATTCTTTGAAAATACCTTATAAAAACCGAGTTTGGTTCCTTCCCAATCTGTATAAGATGAACCAGAATTACTGACAACCCCCATACCCTTCATGATTTCCAGAAGACCATAATACTTATCAATACCCTTACTGAATGAGAGATAAAATTCTCCTTCCAGATATTGCTTGATGAAGCGATTCTTGACAGTAAGAGCGCGAATCACAACGCCAGAATAATTCTTTTGGGAAGCGGAGAGTTTATCAACCACTTGCTTGTTCTCCGAATCCTTGACAAGCTTTCTTGCAAGCTGGACAGTTACGGATGGGAGATACACCGCTGCCTTACCCCCCGGCATGTTCTTCTCCAGAGATGGATACATTGCGCTTGGATCGTCATACACATGATTGGTGACAACAATCGGGGTCTTGGTAAGTGTTGACAGGTTCGTGCAACGCTTGAGAAGACTCTTGATGGACTTGGCAAATGTTCCCATGTCTGCTGACATGGAATCCTTATCCATTCTCGACAGTTCCATCTCAGAATTCAAATTGGCAAGAGAATCAATTACGATAATAAATTTACCAAATTGCTTCTTCTCTCTTACATTAGTAAGGAATTTGTGGATGGCGTTTCTGGTTTGTTCAATCGATTCACACCCCACATACTTCACCTTTGAAGTATCCAGACCGAAATTCTTGGCGGTTTCAGGATCAATTGCACCCTCAGTGTCAAATATAACCGGAATCATACCTTTCTTCTGAGCGTTTGCAATGATGTTTAGAACCAACCCCGTTTTGAAAGCACCCGATGGTCCAGCAAATTGTGTGATCCTCCCATTTGGGATACCACCATACAGCGAACCGGAAATCAGGGCATTCAACACCATGCTTCCCGTGTCAATGTGATCATCCACGGATGATAGGGTGGATTCACTTAGGAATGCTGAATACGGCACAACATCATCCAACGCTTTCAAAGAAGCGAATAATTCTTTATCAATATCTTTTGACATATTTTACAGAGAATCGATACTTACGATTTTGGGTGAACTTGAAGGAGCAGCTTGGGGTTCTACTGGAGGAGTATTGATCCTCTCATATTGAATAAGAATCCTATCATCCAGAACGACATCACTTGTAGTGATACTAGCTTTTTGATAAGTCCAATTGTTTTGTCCACGGAATTCCTTGTCGATGAATTCAAAGAAGAATACGGGGAAGCTCTGAACTTGAATCTGTCCGCTTTGTTCGGGCTGGACAAACACAATAACTGGATTGTGAAGTGTCAGGGTGGTATCGGTTTCGTTCACCAGCTTGCCGATGATGTTACGACCAATGTTATCAATTATTACGATGTGCTTGTTTTCTTTCATATGTGTAAATTTAATATATTATCTGGCATTGTCAAGATAATCTTTTTGTTGTTTCAATTTTTTTCTAAATGATCCTCCAATATTATTAATTCTCTTAGCCAGATTATGGTAATAATCCGAACGATCCTTAATGATATGTCTCACAATTTCCAACTTAGGATTGGGAAACGGAACGTCATGATTGGGATCATTCAAAAGATTGATCAGGTTGTCAATGATTCGGTCTTCTGCGTCAGAAAGACCCTTATTATAAGCTGATTGAATTT